GAAATATCATGCATTTTCCCAACTTCCCTAATAGGTTATACTCCAGACATAGGTTTTTATAAAAATATTTCACAAAAATATGGAGTTGAAGTAATGTTTGATAATTGTGAAAATACATTTGGAGAATATAAAAACAAAAACATATCCTCTTATTTTACCTCAACAACCTCAACTTATTTCGGCCATCAATTGCAATCAGTGGAAGGCGGATTTATATTTACCAATAAACAAGAGGAGTATGAAAAGTTTTTAATGTATAGAAATCATGGAATGGCTAGAAGCCTTTCTGCATATAATTTAAAAACTGAATCAATTAGTAACCCTCAAGTTGACCCCTTTTTTGATTTTAATATTTTGGGAAATAACTATAGAAGTTCTGAAATAAATGCTGTCTTTGGACTGATGGATCTTCAAAGAGCAGAAGAATATAAATTCAAAAGGTTAGAATTATTTAATATTTTTAAAAATAACTTAAATAAAGAAAAATTTTACCTTCCAAAGACTAGAGAAAATTGTTTAGATATTAATTTTTGTTTGCCAATCATATGCTCGTCTAAAGAAATAAAAAATAAATGCTTAGATTTTTGTAAAAAAAATAATATTGAATATAGGCCAATTATTTCTGGATTTTTGGGATACCAAACTGCGTTTAAAAAGTTTTTTGATAAAAAAATTGATTTGTATAAAAACTCCATCAAGCTGCATGATTACGGTTTTTATGTAGGTTTATTTTCAAAACTAGAAAAAGAAAAAATAGAAAATTTAACAGAAATCTTTAATAATATATAAATGAAAAAAGTAATAGTGACAGGAGTAACAGGTCAAGTCGGCTCATATATGGTCGATTACCTTTTGGCAAATACAGATTACAAGATTTACGGAGCTATTCGTAGACTGAGCGTTCCAAATCACAAAAATATTAAACATATTAATTCAGACCGCTTTGAACTTGTTGAAATGGATCTTGGCGATGAGCATAGTGTTGCATCTTTAATTGAAGAAATTAAACCAGATTATTTTATTAACTTCGCCGCAAATTCTTTTGTTGGTAATAGTTGGAAGATGCCAGTAAATCATTTTCAAAATAATACGATGGGCGTATTGCATCAACTTGAAGCTATTCGCAAATATTGCCCAAGTTGCAGATATTATAACGCAGGTTCATCTGAAGAGTTTGGAGACGTTGCTTACACTCCACAAGACCTCAAGCATCCAGCAAGACCAAGAAGCCCTTACGGAGCATCTAAGGTTGCCGCAAGACAGATCGTGAAGGTGTGGCGTGAATCTTATGACTTGTATGCCCTTCAAGGCTATCTATTTAATCATGAATCAGAGCGTCGTGGTGAAGAATTTGTAACCCGAAAAATCACAAAAAATGTAGCACGAATTGCAAAAGCTTTACAACAAGGATTTACCGATTTCCAGCCACTTGAACTTGGCAATGTTGACACCAAAAGAGATTGGAGTCACGCAGAAGATTTTGTGGAAGCCGTTTGGTTAATGTTGAATCAAGAAAAGCCAAAAGATTATCTGCTCGCCTCTGGCGAAACCCATACTGTTAGAGAATTTGTTGAGACTGCTTTTAATAACGCTGGTATTCAAGGTTATTGGTCTGGCGAAGGCGTTGACGAAGTTTACAAACTGAGAGGGGAAGTTCCTGTAGATATTACCCTAATGAAAGTGAACCCTAATTTTTACCGCCTAGCAGAGGTCGATTTACTCCTTGGAGACCCCTCCGAGGCAGAAAAAGAATTGGGCTGGAAGAAAAAGGTTGACTTTAAGTCATTAGTGTGCAGAATGTGCGAACATGACTTCAAAGAAATTAACGCCACATAAAAGACGACAAGGAATTATAGGCAAACTGGTAGACGTTCCAGATACCCAAAAAAGATTCTTTTGGGCTAGAGAAATGAAGCTTCTAAAGGATTTGGAGGCTCGTTATTCTCTTGAATTCTTGGAAATTGTTACTTTTCCCAGAAAGTATGACAGTCTCGCTTACCTTGTTTCAAAGGAGTTAAAAGATACAATGGATAGAAAATGGAGAAATTTTAACTTTAAAGTTGACTTATCTAAGTACGATCCATTTATTTTAGGAGAAAAGACTGGAAAAGATTACACTCCCAGTGACAATAAACCAAAGAACACGAAAGATTTATTAAAATGAGCGACAAAGATTCAGAACTACTAGAAAAGTTCCTCAAGGACAAAAAAGGACAACACTACAACTTTGAGGAGTCAATTGATTACAAAGCATCAAGCGGATCGCTCCAGCTTGATTTAAACTTAAATGGCGGATTCGGGCCAGGATTGCACAGGTTTGTTGGTATGAACGAGGGTGGCAAAACTTCAGCAGCCTTGGAGGTTATGAAGAATATGTTAAACACCCAAAAGGACGCAAAGGGATTTTACATTAAGGCTGAGGGTCGCCTTTCAAACGAAATGGTTGCTCGCTCTGGAGTAAAGTTCGTCTATGACGCCAAAGAGTGGGTAGCTGGCACTTGTTTTGTTTTTGAGAGTAATATTTACGAAGTTGTTGTAGATGCCATCAAAACACTTGTTGAACAAAATGAAGATAAGTACAAATATTGCTTCATCCTAGACTCTGTAGATGGACTAATTTCACAACAAGATATGGAAAAATCCTTCTATGATTCCAACAAGGTGGCTGGCGGTGCGGTTATTGCAGCCAACTTTATGAAGAGAATGTCTATCTCGCTTGCAAAAAGGGGCCATATGGCCATTTTCATTAGCCAAGTAAGGGCAGACATCAAACTAGACCCATATACCAAAGCTCCGATACGTCAGACTTCAGCAACAGGAGGTAATGCGTTACTTCACTTTGCTAACTATATTATGGAATTTGAGCCGCGATTTAAGTCTGATATGATTTTACAAGACCCAGCGAAGAAGCAGCCAGACCCCAAGACCAATCCAATTATTGGTCATTGGGCAAAAGTTACGATCAAGAAATCTCCAAATGAGAAAACCAACAACACTATTATGTATCCAATTAGATACGGTAGAACTGGTGGTAAGTCCGTTTGGGTGGAAAAAGAACTGGTGGATCTCCTATATATGTGGGAGTTCGTTACTAAAAAAGGTGCTTGGATTACTATTGGCGAAGAGTTCAAGGAGCTTGTAGCTGATGTTGTCCAAGATTTGCCAGAAAAAATCCAAGGAGAGGCTAATCTGTTTAAAATGGTTGAAGAAAATGAAGAGCTTTCTAAATTTTTAATAAATTATTTTAAATCTAATATTGGGGAATTAGTGTAAATGATTTTATCAACACCCCCTACAGCTCTCAACGATCTGCACCACAGGGGGTTTCTTTTTCACGGCCCCTTGGCCCTGCTTCTTGGAAGGATCTAGGTTCGCAGACTGATATCATCCCCAAGGGTGTCCGTGACTATTTTTATGAAATTTTTAACTTTATACGGTAAAGAGAAGCCTGTAAGAAACGCCCACAAATATAAAATTAAGTGGAATGGTAAATGTCGTAGCAAATTTCAAGCAGAAGTAAGAAAATATCTCTACAAACATTGGAAACATGACGCTGTATACGAAGAATTCAAGGTGGCTGGAACGCAGTTGTCGCTTGATTTCTACAACCACACAAGAAAAATTGCCATAGAAGTTCAGGGCGCTCAACATCTTAAGTTCGTTAAACATTTTCACAAAACAAGAGCAAATTTTTTGCGCCAAATCCGTAGGGATGATAAAAAAATGGACTTTTGCGAGCTTAATGATATAGAATTCTTGCAGATTTACCCAGACGATAAATTATCAGAAGAATTTTTCGAAAATCTCCTCAACTAGTGTAAAATACACTACATGCAAAAGCCAAAATTTAAACAATTCGAACTGCCAGAGAAGATTTTGAGCCAGCTTTACGAGCTAACTGGAGGCGCAGAATCTTATAAAGGTTTCATTATTGCCTACTGCGATGAAGAAGGTACGCCGATTGTTTACACAAGCTGCGACTCTCAAATCACGGAGTCTGGCTTAATTAAGTCCATCGAGGCTTACTTGGAGGAATACTCCCAAAATGGCTACGAAGTTGGTCAAGAATCAGATTAACGCTTGACAACAGGTGCGACGTATGTATTATTCGTCGTATATGATATATAGTCTCGAAATCGAAAAGCAGGTTTTAGCCGCCTTCATCCAGAAGCCTAAAGTTCTCGTGAACTTTATCCATTTGATTGGAGAATCAGATTTTTACGATGGTTCGCTTTTGCACAGAACTTTGTTTGCTGTACTAAAAAGAGCTTGTGAGCAAGACGAACAAATTGACGAAATTGTTTTAGTCCAAAGAATTAAAGACCTTGGGATTAAATTTGAAGAAGATCTTTCTTTGATTGATTATGTACGCTCACTTTCTATGCGTAAGATCCACTCAGAAGAGAAGATCGAATCCTCAATTAAAGAGTTGAAGAAGTATAGCGTCCGTAGAGAGATTCAAAAAACCGCTCAAAAGATTGCGGACTCAATGAAGAGGATTTCTCCAGATACATCGTACCTAAAGATAGTGGAGTGCGCTGATCAAATCTATAATGAGAAAATTAATTTGTTTGAAGTTGGTTCCGATACTCCAGAAAATATTTATGAGGAGATGGAAAACTTCATCGAAGAAAGGGGCAACAACCCATTAGAGGAATTTGGAATGATGGGTCCCCATGAAAAGATTAATGATATTTATGGCTCTCTTTTACGCCCAGGAA